TGGTTGTGCAGCGGCTTGTTGTGCAGCGGCTTGTTGTGCAGCGGCTTGTTGTGCAGCGGCTTGTTGTGCAGCGGCTTGTTGTGCAGCGGCTTGTTGTGCAGCAGCTTCAGCAGCAGCTTTAGCAGCAGCATCAGCAACAGCTTGTTCACATGTTTTATACGGATAATTTGCTCTTTCTAAAACACTACATGCGCTATTATAATTTATATCTTCACCTGTATTTGTAACAATACCACTTTTACTTGTTTCTGAATTTATTATTTTAAATGTTGTTTTCAGAGTTTTATCGCAATTTTTTGAATTATTTGGGTCTTCACAATAAACTATTCTATCTCTTTTATTAGCTAATACAATTCCATTCTTAACACATCCTTCGCAGTAAAATTCACAGTTTGTAGAATTATTTTTATCTCGTTTGCAAGAACTAAAAAGAGCCTTACATTTAAAACATGAATTTTTATAATTACCATTTATGACAAAAGTAGGATCCACACCTGCATAATTTTCTCGAGTGCTTTGCCAGAAATTCTCAATATTATTTCCCGCTACCACAGGCTGCGCCAACATTATTCCTTGTGCACTATAGAAAAAAGACATTTATTATAATTTAAGATTTAAAAACGCTCCAGAATTTAATAAACAATTGTTCATAACATAAAATATCACGGGATCCTATCGTCATATTATGTTCTACTTCCGCACACATATGCACAATCTCTCTAATCTTTTTATGACTTATATGCTTTTTAATTAATAATTTGCATAGTTGAGATAATGGAATACATACATGAAATACATTATAACAATATGTTTTAATTGCTTTAGTAATATCTAATTGATTACGACTCGTCGTAATTATATCGATTAATTTATCGAATTCAATTTCATATTTTGGTATTTTAATTTCAGCGATTAAAGATATGATACTATGTTGTGTATATTGTTCACGTGTTATATTTAATTCATAATGAGTCTTCAAAAATCCCCGAGTCTTTTCAAATGTAAATGGTAGTCTTATAAATATAGATCTACTTCGAATAGCAGGATCTATTTGATTCATATTTTTAATAAGTATGATAAAAGTCGAATTGGAATTTACATCAATTAAATTAACAAGAGACTGTTGTTTCATAAATTTTTTAATGACAAATATATGCCGATTACCTGTGATATTTTTGTTTTTCAGAACCATTTTGATAAAATCATTATGTGCTAATGTATAATCCATTTCAAAATGATATAATGATTTTTTATAAACTATATCATCATGTGTATATTCATTTATAATTAAATTTTTCTTATAAAATGATGATATCATAGCTTTTGCATAAGCATATAAATACATTTCTTCATTTCCGTATAAAACAATACATGGTAAATCATTTAAAACAGTTGTATGTATATTACATAACTCACCTATATAATCGTCAAGATTCGATAAGAAGTCATTTACATTCGGATTAATAATATGGAATGTCATTATGCTATTTTAGGTATTGCCAAAGATGCTTCTGTCGCAGAAATTAAACAAGCTTATAGAAAAGCGGCACTCTTATATCACCCAGATAAGAACAATGGCTCTAATAATAATAAGATGTTTATTAAGATAAACACAGCTTATCAAATTTTAACAGATCCGATTCGTAGAGAAGAATATGATCGCGCCTCTATAAATAGTTATGACTTGGTCACTAAATTTTTTAAACTTATATTTAAGTTAGCCAGAGATATCAAATTTTCGGGCCCTGTAGAAACTCCTTCTGATTCTGAAAAACCAGACGTACCTAATCCTACGCCTACTTCGTCACCTAATCCCACGGCTACTTCGTCACCCTATAAACAAAAACCTCTAGAAGTGACAGTAATCCCTATTTATGTGGAGTTAAAAGATTTATATTTTGCACGTGTTAAGAAAGTTACAGTTAAAATTAGGCAAGATTGTATATATATATCTAAATCTTTTTATATATCTTTATTAAATTATAAAACAAGTTATGTATTCTTGAATCAAGGAGATGATTCATCTGATTTATCACTTGAATTAAATATAAAAGAATCACCTGAAACTCATAAAATACATATAGATCAGGTATTATGTTGTTATGATTTATATATAGAGAAAGATATAACACTCTATGATTATTACTATGGTATAAATTATTCATTTGAACATGTAAGTGGAGAAGTATTAAATTGTCAGAAAAATTTCAGAAATGGCTCAATGAATCATATATTTAAATCAAAAGGTCTGCCTTATTATAATGAAGATACTAAAGAATTAAAGCGAGGAGATTTATATATATATTTTAAATTTATTCATATATCTCATAAACATTTGCCATTAAAAAATCCTGATTTTAATCATTTTATGAAAAAGCATTTCTCATCCTAAATAAATATATATATAATGCAATCGGATGTAATTGAATTTATTAAACAATCTTATATAGATTTTACTACTGTTATTCCACCAATTCGAAAATATAGGAATCTACAAAACATACCATCCCATAAGATTAATTTGGAAGGCTTTTCATATTTACATCCAAAAATACTAGATGATATTAAATCACAAGATGCACTATCTACAGGTAATCACTATGATTTTCATTTTGAAGGCATTGATATAGTATTTATATATGCAGGTTGTGCAAGCACAAACCAAAAAAAACAAGAACAATTTCTATTATTCTATACATGTTTTTTGATTTATTTGTTTAAAACAAAATTAGGTAAACATCTGAATAAACTTATGGTACAACTAATATCTTATGATGGTAAAAAAACATTACCTAATCCGAATGAAAAGTTATCTTCTTTTCATATTAATAGCGGTGTTACTATTACACAGAGTATAGGAGCTGAAGCAGAAATATTAGTGTATCGAAAAGAAGAGATGATTAAGGTATTAACACATGAGATGATACATGCATTTGGTTTAGATGCAAAAAATATTCCTGAAGAGAAAGAGCGATATATAAATGAATATTTTAAATTAAACTGTAAGTCTGCTAATATTAATGAAAGTTTTACGGATTCTTTAGCATGCCTGATAAATACAGTAATATATACATATTTACAAAGGCCTAAAGATTTTGATAAACAATATGCAATAAATATTAAGAAGGAATCTAAACATATACTAAATCAAGCGATTAAAGTATTGATACATAATAAATACTTTATTCAAAAATCAAAAGTGTCACAGCTGCCATATCTATCACATCAATCACATGTATGTGAAAGTACACATGTGACATCCTATTATGTTTTAAAGGCAATAGTATATAGTAATTTAGATGAGTTCATTCATTTATTATCGATAAATCATATGAATATAGATATAAATGCATATATTGAATTTATCCAGAATACAGTACCAAAATTTGAAAAAATTTTGAAATTGAGACGCCAAAATAAAAAAAATTTGAATATGACAATTTTGAATATTTTACATATTTTACCCGAGTGAAAACCATATAAGACTAATATTATAATCTAATATATTAAAAGAAATGGCACCCACTAAGAAATCAACCAAGACAGTCGTCGACGCCGCAGCTGCAGCACCTGCCCCTGTCGCAGCAGAGCCCGCAGAAGTTATTTCCAAGAAAGAAGTTCTTGATATTGAAGTTATTGAGTCATCAGACGTTGATAAGTATGATTCTGTGATTGATAAGCTACAGAGCTTTCTCAATGACTGCAAGGAGCTTATTGTTACTGTTAAAAACCTTAAAAAGGAGAATGCTAAGTCTCAAAAACAGGTTGGAAAGCGTCAACGCAAGACAGCTGTTGATGGTTCTAAGAGACCTGCCAGCGGAATCACTAAGCCTACTAAGCTAAGTGATGATCTTTGTGATTTCCTCGGAGTACCAAAGGGAACTTCACTTGCTAGAACAGAGGTTACTAAGATTATCAATACTTATATTAAGACAAATAAGCTTCAGGACGAGCAAGATCGCAGAACCATCCACCCTGATGCTAAGCTATCTAAGATTCTCCTACCTATTCCGGATGATAAGAAACTATCATTCTTCAATATGCAGAGCTTCATCAAGCACCAATTTATCAAGACAGTTTAAATATCAAAGTCAACTAAAAAGTCAGCAGTCTACAGTCTAAAGTCTACAGTCTACACTCGTAAATTTTAAATATTATTTTTTTATGATATTGTATTTATCTGTGACTCAGGTAATAATAACAATTCTCAAATTAACTCTGGACTTGGTAATGAAATTAATTCGCCAAAATTACAAGATTTATACAATCTTACATTCTTTTTAAAATGCTCAGCTTCTTTTTTATAATTAGAATTTATATCATATTGATTTATCATAAGTTTTTCATATGACTCAGATGTTTTTAAAACATATAATTTATGTTGTACATTATGAAGAGCATCATTTAAATTATATATGTGAATAAATTCATCAGTAACAAATAATTCAATTCCACTTAACTTTGGATTAAAAATAATTATTTGACCAAATGTTATAAATCCATCATATATACCGTCAAATAATTCTCGTAAAATCATAATAGATTTTACATCGCCAAATGAAACTGTTAAAGATTTTATGCATCGCATCATAATTTCATCATTTGAGTTTCGCGAAGCTATAATTAATTCTATAATATTTTTTAATTTACAAATATCTATTATTTTTATAGACTTAGTAGTTATAAGTTTTTGCGGATGATCTTCTTTTTTTCCAGGAGATATTAAATAAATAGGTGTATCAGATATTATAGAACATGGGGAAAAAAAAATACTATTTTTAGGAAATGTAACATCACCATCAATATAGTCAAAATTATCAAAAGTATAAGTTTTCATTTATATACTTATTTATTCTTTTTCTTTAAATGGTTGGCAAATAGTTGGAGGTGGTAAAACAAATTTATCTGATAATAATAATTGTGGCTTATCATATTTATATTTTTTAAATTGTATAGCTTTTACAAACATCTTTACTTCTTTCATAGTTTCTTTCATAAATTCTTTATTTTCATAATATTTATATCTATCTATATGTCCATCAGTTCCACCTTTTAACGAAGTAAAAATCTTATGTTTAAATATATTATTTTTCAATATGTAAGACTTATAAGTCGTATCTAAAACTCTATTAAGAGAATGTGTACGTATGTTAATATTCTGTGTTAATAATTGTATACCACTTGCTTTAGGATTAAAAATAACAATTTCCTCATGTGTCATGTTATTTACATGAAATGTACTAAACATTTTAGGAGCAATAAAACCATCATAAATGTCTTTAAATAATTCTCTTAATATCATCATTGATTTACTATCTATATATGTTTCAGCAACTCTTACTCCTTCAGGAGATATAGGATTTAATATAGTATTAACATTTGTATATTTCATATTGTCAATATTTTTATTAACTAAATCTAATTGATTTTTATCTATAAAAATCAAATCAATGTTTTTAATATACTCGTCTAACAATCTAATTTGATCATAATAAGAACATAGACCAAATGATATTGTTAAATAGCGAATAGGATTTAAAATAGATGGATCATTTGTTTTTCGCGAAGCTATAATTAATTGTATAATATTTTTTAATTTTCGTATGTCTAATAATTGTATAGGTTTGGTAGTTATTACTTTATAAACTTTACCATATTCTTTTGCAATGTTTTCAGGTGCAATATATAATGGATATTCATCTCTTATAATATTTGGTGAAGAACTAACTAAGTCATTCACACCTCTATAAAAAACAATATCTTTTGGAAACGTAATAGAACTATCAATATAATCAAAATTATCAAATGTAAAAGTATTCATTTTATATGTATATTAATATGTATATTAATATGTATATAAAAATAAAAATTTCTTTATATGCTAGATTTTTCAAACTATGGTATAAACGTGACTGAATTAATATCATTTATTAGTTCAGCATATTGTACAGGTAATGATGTTAGAGTGCAATTCATATTATCATTTCCCACACCATATTTACATCCAGGTGTATTTAAGCAGAATTGTGCACAATTCGGAAATGACAATTTATCATTAAATAGAAGAGACCCCTTGTTTTTATTAAGAACATTATCAGATGCAAAATAATTAGCACCAACGACCATTTCAACTTCAGGAGGAACTCTTTTTATATTAAGAACACTTCCCGGTGTGTTTACAGTAGTTGCTTTCTTAGGATTACCAGTACCATTATAACATAAATTATCTTTTGAAAATACAGAAAATGAACATTTATTATTATTAAGACATGCATCTCTGCATTCATCGGCATTTTTAATATTATTTAAATAATTAATAGATGTTCCAGTCGTACTAAAATAATCCGGTGCATATTTAAGTTCACTATCATTAAAATTATCCATCTTTATATCATTGCATTCACAATATGTATTATTATCTTTATTTTTATATTTTTTATTCCATATAGCGTTATTATTTTGACAACATGCTCCACATTTTCGATGTGCTTCTGATTGATCTTTCACATAAACACATTTAATATCTCTGGCAATTGTCGGCTGAATTACTTGTGTGTTTTTTTCATTTCCAGAGCCAGAAGAAGCCATTATATCTACCTCTGCTGCAGCAGCTGCTGCCTCCTTAGCTACCACTTCCCTAGCTACCACTTCCTTAGCAGCTTCCCTAGCTGCTGCCTCCTTAGCTACCACTTCCCTAGCTACCACTTCCTTAGCAGCTTCCTCCTTAGCAGCAGCCTGTTTAGCAGCTGTTTCTCTGGCAACTTGGGCTTGTAGTTCAGCTTTTTGGGCATTTGTCAGAAGTAGAGTGTCTTGTGAGTCGCTCGCCACATCATCTTTCGATTGAAAAAAACGTTCTATTCTTCCTTGGCTATTATAATAATACATAATTTATATATACATATAATATTATTTTAGGAGATGATGAATTGCAATATCAATATTATTATAAATAATAGTTTTAGAATTTCTTTTATCTATGATGATACTATTTGTTTTTTTACCCATTTTATATATCAATAAATCGAAATCTTTATTATAGATTTTTTTGATGTTATCCGTTTCAATAGACTTACAGTTATCTTTCATCATTGAATTCATAAATAATTCTAAAGACATTTGTTTTTTTAGAATATATTTATATATAAGGAAATCCCGCAATATTATTTTCACATGGATAAAAAGAAAGGAAATAAGATCATAAATTCTAAGGATTTATTGATGATATCATTATCTACATTCTATACACAGAAACAAAATATAAATCGTATTATACCTATTATAAATCCAACAAATAATAGCAAAATCTCATTGAGATTGATTGATTGGTTTGTGACGAATTATTCAAAAAAGAATAATATCATAATTAATAAGAAAGATCATTTTAATGTATATTTAAGTTATCGATCACAGTTAAAGGCATATTCTAAGCAATTATTTGATAGTTTTCGTCGAAGAGATCGTATAACTTTTTATTATGATGTTGAAAAGAGTATAGAAACTACGATTGGTCAGTTGAATATGTTTCGATGGATATTGCAGAATGATATCTTGGATTATATTGAAGTAAATATTCAAGATATTGAAAATGATATGATAAAAACTCAGAAAGAAAATCAAAATAAGAGAGATGATAATATTAAGATTAAAGAAATAAAGACAGATACTGGTGTAATATATCAGAAAAGAAAAAAGAGAAACCAATTATCTAAGAGTTCTGTTAAAAACATGAATCTATTTTCTGGTCAGCGCATTGTCCAATTTGACTAGAAGATCTTCTATATTCCCATCATTAATAAGTAATAAATCTTCCTTAATTTCTTTATATTCCAATTCCGAAACATGTGTTTCTGTTTCATAATTTTTGTTAGGTCTGAATACTTTAATAATATATAAATTATCTTTTGTTTTTTTATAAAGTTCTTCATATTCATGAAGAAATCTTAAATCACTGATTACATATTTTGCGCTTTCGCGATCTGTGCAAATCCCAGCTAAAACTCTATTTATCCAGAATTTTCGACCAATATCTGGTAATAGTTCCTGTATTTTATATTGCATAACTTCTGTTCCAAAGAACTGTAAAGCTTTTCTAGGTGTAATGCCCCACCTTTCATCTATTATATCTTTAGAATCTGTTTCTCCAACTTGATCCTGTGTAAATCCAAAAAGTTCCTTTGTTATCAATTTCAGAGGATCTGCTATTTTGATCTTTTCATAATTATATTTAGAAATAAGATGATCTGCAATCGTATCTTTACCAGATCTCTTGGGTCCACATATAGCAATAATCATGTGTTTGTATTTAATTCTATTATACATATATATATATATAATAGATGGATTATATTTCTCAAATTTTTCTAGATAAAAGAGATGTTTTAAGAATTTATTTAGCACAGATAAATAAAGAAGACATATATTTAGATATAGCGAAAAAAAAAAATGTGGATTTCTCGCCTATTCTTATATGGGATGACTTTATTAAGGAAGATGTAAATTTATATATAAATAAAGATATATATGTTTTATATAGTCTAGGATATGTTTATATCATAGACT